GAATAGTAGGACGGGAAATTTGCTTCTAAGTAAGCATGGATATGCCGAAAAGAAGGAACTCTCAGTGGATGCACCTAAAAGCGTCAAGATTGATATTCATTTTGAGGATGGAGGAGTGGAATAATGAAAAAGATATTGATTAACGAATGTCTTGACTGTCCTTACATCATGCCGACCCGCTATGACATGGACTTGAATAATCCAGCAAAGGCCTTTTGTAGAAAAAAGGGAGCAAGGGCAATACTATCTTTAGATGCGATACCTGATTGGTGTCCGTTACCGGACGAAAAGGATAGCACAGTGGATATGCTTTTAAGTGCAAAAGAAAGGCTCGCACGTGAAATCCAGAGTGCCCGCCAGCAATTGCAATGACCGACCTCCTAACAATAAAAGACAACTTCCCGGCTAAACTCAAATTTCTTTTCCAGCCGATGCGGTACAAAGTAGCATACGGCGGACGTGGAAGCGCTAAGAGCTGGAGCGTTGCAAAGGCTCTCTTGTTATTGGGTATTGATTCAACGCCGCTATTTGCCATCCAGAGGCCGCTAAGGATACTGTGTACAAGGGAGGTGCAAGAAAGTATTGAACTGTCAGTTCACAAGCTATTATCTGACCAGATAAAGCGCATGAACATAGAAAGCCTTTACACAGTGCAGGCTAAACGCATTTTTAATTCTTTGGGTTCTGAGTTTTACTTCAGGGGATTGTCAGACCTGACAGTTGACTCAATCAAATCATTTGAAGATTTTGATATAGTTTGGATTGAGGAAGCGCACACAATATCAACCAGAAGTATCAATACCCTTGACCCGACTATCAGAAAAGCTGGCAGTGAAATATGGATGACCTTAAACCCCGAACTGGAAACTGACCCGATATACCATAAGTTTGTTTTGAATCCGCCTGATAATTGTGCTTCAATGCTCATTAATTGGCGGGATAACAAATGGTTTCCAGAAGTTTTAGACAAGCAAAGGCTGTATGATAAAGAGCATAACCAAGACATATACGAGCATAAATGGGAGGGCAAGTGTCTCCCAGCTATTGAAGGCGCTATATACTTCAAGCGGATTCAGGAACTTGAAAGACAGGGCAGGGTATTAAATATCCCCTATGACCCGATGCTTAAAGTGCATATTGTAGCGGATATTGGGCGAGATGCAATCAGTTTAGGGCTGGTTCAGAAGCTACTTTCAGAAATTAGAGTTATTGAGGCCATAGAGTGTTCACACACTGACTGGTCAGCAGTGTCAGCAGAGCTACGGACACGGCAATATAATTGGGGCAAGTTTTTTTTACCTCATGACGGATTTGCAAAGAAACTGGAGTCAGATGGTAAGTCCTCTTATGACATCCTTAAGGCACAAGGTTGGGACGTTGTGAGTAAAGAGGAAACAGTCATTATCGGGCGTGAAGAAGGCATAAAGGTCGTTTTGCTGACTTTCCATCAGCTTTATTTCGACCAGACTAAAACAGCCGCCGATACACCGACACCAGCAAGAACGCCTGACTTTCATGCCACTGACTTATCAGGGCGCTTAATGGAAGCCCTAAAGAGATACAGGCGGCATATTAACAAGCAAACAGGTGCTATAGGTGATCCGGTGCATGATCAGTATTCACATGGTGCTGATTTGCTCCGGTATTTGGTCTTAAATATAGACAAAATGATTAATGAAGAGGTCAACATCACGAAGAATATGTTTAAGTTGCCCTCTGTAAACCAGTCTAATTCTTCATGGATGGGACTTTAGAAGTAGGCCGCTTAGCAAAGGAATGGGAGTGATGGGAGCAATAGTCAGCAAGACAATTACTGGTGCAAACCAATGGACGGAAGCGATTCAACCGGATTGGAGAAACAATCTGGAGACGTACGGTAAACTCAATGTCAGCATTGCTTTTGTTGGTACGGCGGTCGCTACGGTGTCTATTCAGCGCAAGCTACCGGATGCAGAGGTAAAAAATGATTGGGGGCCGTCCGAATGGAACACCATCCAAACCTACAACGCTTCCGAAGAAACCACCATCACTGATGTTGAGGTTGGTACTCAGTACCGTATTGGGGTTGTTACAGGCGACTACACGTCCGGCTCTGTTAAAGCGAGACTAAGCAGGTAAGCCATGCCAAGCAAAGAAAATGAAAAGCTCATAAAGCTCGCTCTTAAGCGCTTTGAGTCCGCACAGCAGGCCGAAAGCTCTAATAGAGAGCGGGCGACCTCTGATGATGAATTCGCAGCCGGACACCAATGGACCCAAGTCGAAATCAACCAGCGCAATGGGAGTCCGGTTTTAACCATCAATCGAATTGCCGGAACTTTAAAGCAGATCAGGGGTGATCAGCGCAAGAGTAAACCCTCTATTAAAATCAGGCCGGTTGACGGTGCTTCTGACCCACAAGTGGCTAAGATTCTTCAGGGCATCATAAAGAATATTGAGAGTACATCCGATGCTGAAAGCGCATGGGATACGGCTTTTGACCAAGCTATAGAAGGTGGGTGGGGTTATTTCAGGATTAACACGGGCTACACTGATGACGATGTTTTCGAGCAAGACATCACTATCGAACGGATAGTAAACCGGTTCGCAGTACATTTCGACCCCTCTTACATACGGGTGGACGCTTCAGATGCTCAATACTGCTTTATCTCTGAATTCCTTTCAAAAGAAGAGTTTGACGAACAATACCCTGACTTTGAAGATTCCCCCGGCGTTGAATGGGACCAGGATCGTGGTCAGGAAAATGAAAACTGGTTTACAGAAGAGGGTATTCGGGTTGCGGAATACTGGTACAAAAAGCCCGTTACCAGAACGCTCTATCAGCTTGACAGCGGAGATGTTGTCAACGATGAGATAATCACAGCACAGAGCTATGAGTTGATAGAAACTGAACAGGGCCTAATGGTCGCCTCAGTGGATGAACAATATGATGAAACTGGTAAGCCGCTGCCCATGCCTGTCATGCGAGTTACCAATCAACGGGAAGTACAAACACATCAGGTCATGTGGTGTAAAATGACTGGCTCTGAGGTACTTGAAAAGCCTGTTGAATGGCCGGGAAAATATATCCCAATCGTTATTGTCATGGGTGAGGAAAAGTTTGACAAAGGGGAGCGGAAGCTCTATTCAGCCACCTATCATGCAAGAGACGCCCAGCGGGTTTATAACTTGTCGGTTTCTACACAGCTTGAAACCATGAGTCTTGCACCCAAACAACCGTGGCTTGTAACCGCCGAACAGATTGCAGGGTTGCAAGATTACTGGAACAACGCTCATCGGTATTCAATGCCGTATTTGCCTTATAACCATGCAGCCGGTCAGCCTTCGCCTGTTCGTCAAGATGGTTCAGCAGTTGACTCCGGTGCGGATAGAATGAGTTTAAAAGCTGCTGATGATATTAAGTCAACGACAGGCATCTTTGACGCTTCTTTGGGGGCAAGGAGTAATGAAGTATCCGGTGTAGCCATACAGCGCCGTCAGCTTGAGGGTGATATGGCTGCATTCGTTTTTCAGGATAATCTGATGAAAGCCCTGAAATACGCCGGTAAAATTATCATAGACCTGATTCCGTACATCTATGACACTGAAAGAGTAGTGAGGATTCTTGGCCCCGATGGTGTCGAACAATTTGTTACGGTCAATCAAGTGGCTGCGGATGAACAAGGTTCAATGCAGACCATCAATGACGTTACTCAAGGTAAGTATGATGTTGTTGTTGATATTGGCCCCGCTTTTGCGTCCCAAAGAAGCGAAGCGGTACAGCGCATGGTCGAGTTTATCAAGGTTATGCCACAGCTTGCACCGATGCTGATTGATTTGGTAGCTAAAAATGCTGACTGGCCGGGCGCTGATGAAATATACGAACGCTTACAGCAGATGAACCAGCAGCAAGAACAGCAAGGCCAACAGCCCGACCCGGAACAACAGCTTGAACTGGCCAAAGGTCAGCAGGAAATCGTGAAGGGTCAACAGGAAATTCAGAAAAGCAAGCTTGATCTGGTACTGAAGCAACTTGATATTGCCGGCAAAGCAGATCAAATGGATATGAACAATGAAGCGCATATTATGAAAGTAACCGAAACGCTTGTACAACAGGCTATGCAGCAAGACGTTGCGCAAGCGAAACAAACCCAAACCCCTAAAGCAGCGCCAAAGTCAAGTTCGGGCAATTCGCTTTCAGGGCTTTAATTAACAAGCCACCGACCAACCTAACAACGCCGAAGTTGTAAATCTCGGAGGTGATGAGGTGGCAGACGTCGAAGTCTAAAAACTCGGAGGAAAGGAAGCTATGGAACTAACCACAGAACAGGGAATAGACCCAAATGTCGTGCAAGAGGAAACCCAGACGGGAGAAGAGACAGCAATCCAAACGGAAGAAACGCAAGGGGAAGAGACAGGCAATGCAGGAACGGAGGAAGAAACTGGACGTGCTGATGAACGCATTCAACAGCTTGTAAGAAAGAATAAAGAAGCTGAAGAACAAATCAAGGCTCTTCAGGCCAATGCTGCTGTTGTACCGCCTGAGCTGGACTTTTCTGTTTTACAGGATGCCCCGGCTCCTAAACCGGCTGATTATCCGTATCAAGAGGAGGATCCTCAGTATAAACAGGATCAGGACGCATGGCGGCTACAGCAGACGGTTGGGAACGTGTATCAGAAGGCCAGCGAACGTGCAAAGAAAGCCGCTGCGACTCAGGCTATACAGGGCGTTGCAGCCAACGCAAGAGCCGCTTTCACTGACTTTGATACAGTATTGCCTACCCTGCAAAACCCGAATGCTTTCCCGGATTCTCTTTTACAGGAAATAGCAGAGGTCGGGGATGGCGCTGAGCATATCTTGTACCATTTAGGAAAAAACCCTGCAAAAGCAGGCGCTCTGAGACAACAAAGCGCCACCAAGCGAGCAATTGAACTATATAAGCTTGGCCAAGAATTAACCGAAAAACAGCCAAACAAAAACACTAAAGCTCCGCCTCCGGTTACTTCGGTCAAGGCCAAAACAACCAATGTCGCAGGGCTTGATCCGACTGACCCTGAAGACTCTGCTAAAATGACAGCAGAAGAATGGGCACGGGAACGGAATAAGCAGTTGCGGCAAAAACGAAAAGGATAGATTAAATGGCTAACAAGACTTTGACAATGGACATGATTACCAGAGAAGCACTTCGCATCTTACATGCGAACTTAAGCTTTATCGGTAACGTGGATCGTCAATATGATAGTAAATTTGCCAACAGCGGAGCCAAGATTGGCTCTTCTCTGGACATCAGAAAACCGGAAATGGGGATAGTAGGGGACGGTCGTGTCTTGACGGTTCAAGACTCTGAAGAACAATTCACAACCCTTGAGATTGACACTCGGAAACATATCGGACTGTCTTTTACTTCAGAAGAACTCACCCTCCACATTGATGATTTTGCCAAAAGGAAACTGGAGCCTCGCATGGCTCAATTGGCTTCCGTAATTGAGGCTGATGTCATTAATAAACTTTATAAACAGGTATATCAGCAGGTGGATAACTCTGGGTCTTCTGCTACTTTTACGAATTTGCTTGGCGCGCAAAAGATACTGTTTGACAGCTTATGCCCTGATGATAATAACATCGCCATGCTGCTGAATTCTCAGTCCAATATGGAGCTTTCCGACTCTCTGAAAGGCCAGTTTAACCCCAAATCTGATATAAGTGATATATTCCGCAAGGGCTATACGGGTTCGGCCTCTGGCTTCAACTTCTTCAGAAGTTCGTTGCTTCCGGTGCATGTTCCGGGTGGAGAGGACGGGGCTTATTTAGCTGATGACACGACCGCTCAAACCGGCTCCAGCATCCATATTGATACAGGCACAGGAACGCTGTTAAAAGGGGATGTAGTTACTTTTACAGGCGTTTACCGTGTCCATGCTGAAACAAAAGCAGCGCAAAAAGAACTTGCCACTTTTGTTGTAACGGTTAACTATGCAGGAGGCGAAGGTGATTTACAGATTGAGCCTCCAGTAGTGGCCACTGGAGCATATAAAAATGTGAGTCAAGCCATCCCTGATGGCGCTGCAATGTCAGTGCATGGGACTGCCGACACATCCCACAGAATGTCTTTGGGCTTCCATAAAGAGGCATTCACATTTGCAACCGCTGACTTGGTTATGCCTAAAAGCGGCGAAGCTTCCCGACAGGTAATGGACGGAATTTCCATGAGAATGTGGCAAGCGTCCGATATTGTCAACGATACTCATATCACACGTATTGACGTGATGTATGGGTCAACATCCCAGCGGCCAGAGTTAGCGGTTCGCATGGCTACACAATAAGGAGGTGCTATGACAAGCGCATATCAACCAACAACGATAGAATATTTAGGTGATGACCGTTCGGCAGGAACAAGCTTAGGCCAAGATGCCGATAGCTTGATTTCTTTTCATGGAGCTACTCCGATTGCTCAGGCTACGATTACGAAAGACGCCGGAGTTGATGCGGCTGGGAACGCTGCCAATATAGCGTTAATCTATGCCGCTCTGGAAAATAAAGGCATTATTGTAACTGCATAAGGTAGTCTATGAGCTTTTTAATAGCACCGAAAATCAGTCGGACGCCGGGGCCTGGTGCTTTAATCCTTACCAACAATGCTGGTCGATTGCCGGATGATGTTACATCTATCACTGCGGTCGGCTTGATTCAGAACGGCACTGTGTTGGAATTTGTTCAAGATTCACAGGATAGCGCTACGTTCGGGCTTTGGTTGATACTTTATGACGATGATACCGTGTCCGCCGGTGAGATTTATAAAAAAACGGCTGCTTCGTTTGCGATGGAGTTCTCTTTCGTGTCCGCACCGGTCGTTATAGAAGTGCAATACAATCGGCATGCCTCATTTCCTACAGATGCGTTTATTGACATGGACGGCGCTTACGCTAAAAACAAAAGCGCACCATGGAAATGGGTACTTGTCGGAGGATTGCGCTATGAATTGACTATTGAGGAAAGTGTGGAAACGGACGTTACTGTTACACATAACCTTAATAGACAAGCACGACACATTGTTTGTTTTGAAGACGCAGACGAGGAAGGTAAGATCAAGCAATTCCCTTACTGCCCTCCTGCGCTTCATAGCAGCAATGATTTTATCCTATCATTTAGAAATGATAGAACCACTTACATACAATATGAATAAAGGAACTAAATAATTATGGCAGATTCAGATGCAATAAAATTTTATAATCCGGCGGTGAAATTCCGCCCTAAATCAGAAGCCAGTCCGTCAACATCAGGCCGGATAAATGGTGAGGCGGCGTTTGATACAGTTAAAGCCGATACCGTTTTCTTTAATGGTACGGCCTTTTATGGTGCGAAAGATGCGGAGATAAACGCCAAATCTTACGCAGATACCGAGATTGCCAGTGAGATTGCAACGGCATTAACTACGATCTGGAAAGATCAGGGCAATTATGATGCTTCAGTAAGT